TCAGCGGGGGTGTCCATCACAGTGAGTTCTGCAGTTCGAGGCCAAAGGACAGGACGGGTAATGCACCGACAATGCGTTCGCCGTAGAGCACCGGCACCACGTCGCCCTGAATGGTGTTGGCGTTGCTCTTGTCGAAAGTGAAGCTTTTCAGTTGATTATCGCTGCGGCCTTCGGTGGGGCCTCCGCCAACGGCACCACCAACCGTGGGCATTTTGGGCGTGGGCGTAAGGAGTTCGGCTACGCCGCCGAAGATCATTGAAACGCCAAGCATCGTTGTCACACTGACAATTGCACTTGCCGTGCCGTAGCCGATCGTACCGGCCCACACCGCACCTCCAAGCACTACAGGCAACGCGAAAACCGCAAGCGCTACTAGCGCCACACCAGCAACAATCTTGCCAACTCCGCCACGGCCTGCAGGCAACGGCGCCAGCACCATGCGCTTGCTGAGGGGCCAAAGCAGCTGGTCTTCGTCAAGGCCCGTTGGGTCTTCGGTGACGACGCGCCAGTTGATGCCGTTCTCGCCTGATTCCAGCAGATACTGGCGCAGCTCAGGCAGCTGAACGCAGAGGGCGCGAAGGGCTTCGGCGGGGGTTTTGACGGCCAGCTGGAAGCGTCGGCCGAAGCGCCTGCCTGCTTCACCCAATAGGCGAATCGTGACCATTAGGCGCTCCTCCGTACCACCATGTAGGTATTCTCGCGGAAATAGCCGCTGTAGGCACTGAGGCCAGAGAAGCGGTCCACAAGGTGTTGGTACAGCATATTCGCAGCCGGATCTTCCATTACTGCGACGTGGTTGCAGGTCACATCGTTGCGGATGCGGAACAGGATCACGTCTCCGCGTTGCAGTGTTTCCGTTGGTGGGATCCGGGTGAAGCCTTCGGCGGCGAAGTTGTCCTCGAAATGGGTAAAGCCGCGGGTGGCCCATTCGCCTTCGTAGTCGCGTGGGTAATCACCGAGGGTGATGCCGAGCTGTTGATGGAACCAGTCGCGTACCCCGGCGTAGCAGTCGTAGACGCCGTAGTTCCAAGGGCGGCCCACGAGGCCGGCGTCTTGGCGTGGGTCAAGCCAGAAGCACTGCGAACTGCCACAGTCCCAGACGACGTAGGGCAGGTTGAGCGTTTTGCAGGCTCGGATGTCGGCGGGGCTGAATCGGGCGTAGTTGGCGTGGCTGTGCCAGCTGGCGATGGCGTCGTCAAGGTACTGCGCAGTTTCCGCGGCGCTGATGACGAAGGTGTCTGGCTCGATGGACGTGTTGACGCACTCAACCACGCTGCCGTCGCTGAGGATGAAACCGCACGCCTCTTGGGGATATGCAGTTTCTGCATAGGCGCGGATGACCTGCTGTTGGGCCTGTGTCAGTGGGCTGGCGTAGTTGCTGAGTGTCATTAGCCCTGAGAATCGACGAGGCCGGGGAAGCCACCAAAGGGCAGGCGGCTGGTGGCGCCAAAGCGCAGTTGGCAGCTGCTGAGGCGTTTGCCACAGGCGTCTTGGGCCAGGGTGGCTACGACGTTGTCGCTGGCATCCCAGTAGTTGCTACCGGAGTAGTGGCAGCCGATCTCGCTGCGGTAGATCCACTGGCATTGCTCGCGCAGCAGGCGGCGGCCGGGGAGGCTGCGTCCCTCGAGATCGAAGGGAACCGCGAGCTGGAAGGTGACCGCAAGCTTGGTTTCGCTGGACTTCTGCTCGACAACCCAGGAGTCAGGGCCCCAGAAGGCGTCGGGGTCTGCGGCGGGTTGGCCGTCGAGGTAGGTGGTGAGGGTGCGGATTCGGCTGACGCTGGCACCAACGAGGTCTTCGTAGGTGTTGGTGAGGGCTGTAATGCCGAGGCCGACGTTGGCGAAGGTGAGGCTGGGTCGCTCCAGCTGGCCGCTGGTGTTTAGCTCGAAGCCGCTGGCCTGCAGTGGGAGGGCGGTGTAGGTGTCACCTTGGTAGATAACGTCGGCGCCGCCTACCTGCGTCCAGTTGCAAAAGCGGTAGATCGCCTGATCGGTGCTACCGGGCGGCAACAAAATCGTGATGTCCAGCGTGAAGAGGTCAACGACCTCGGGTAGCTGGGTCTTGAAGGTTTGGGCGTTTGGCGGTTGCTGGGTCATACATACACCTGCCTAAGACCGAAGCTAAGTCGGAAGTACTTACAGCTGATGAACTCGAACTGCCAGCCATCCTCTAAGAGGTAGGTTCTGGGTGCAAGTCCCAGCGTCACGCTCACGTCGGTGAGGTTGGGAATTGTCACCGAAGTAAGCAGGCCAGTCGTCAGATTTGCGGTGTAATTAGTTGGACGGGTATACGTGGCAAGTGTAAGTGAGGAAAGATTTGTGTAGCCAAGACTTAGTAGGCCACCTTGGAACTGTGCCGTGAAGGACTTGGACGAATTAGGTGGAGTCCACTCGATGGCTTGGCCGCGCTGGCGAAGCAGGTATGACTCGATGCCATAAGCTTCGTCTTCGTAGAGCGGACCAGTGCTGCAAGTCCAGGTCTCTAGCTGTGCGTTGAGGCCGTCAGTGAGGACTTGGCTGTAACCGTCGCCAAACTGAACACGCTGAATGCGGTTGGTGCGCTTGACGGTGGTGTCGAGGGCAACCGGCATATTGTTGAGGTTGATGTAGGCAGGCATTAGAGGATTCCTCCACTACGTTTCTGGTTGACAAGCGTTGTGAGGACAATGCCTTGTACCTGATTGGCGATCTGCTTTTGCGCCGCAGGGCTAAGCGTCTCGCCGCTGTTCTGGACAGTGATATTGATTTCTCCCACAGAAACACCACCACCGCCACTGACGCCAAGCTTACCGTCGGGGCCGCGCTTCAGGGGAATGATGGCTTCGGGGCCGGCTTCGCCCATAAGACCTGTGCCGGGGACGCCGCCATTGGCAAATTTGAACAGCGTCGGCTTGTTGACAATGCCGCCCATGGCGAAGGGGACGATGCCATTGGCTGCGTAAGCGTTGCCTAGGGCATTGAACTTGACACCTGCGTAGCTAGTAACTGCCGAAGTAGCGCCACCGGGGCTTAGGGCTCCAGTACCGCTCAAACCAGGCAGTCCTGGCACGGCCGCGCTGGAACCAAACTTAGGCCCACTAGGAAGTAGTTGAAGAACTGTGTTAAGAATGGCCATTTCAATCCACTTAGCAATAATCTTGCCCGCCATGTCTAAGAAGTAATTAGCGATGTTATTAAAGAAGGAGGCAAGTGCTTCCTGTGTGGAAGCTGTACCGCTGATCACGCTGGTGAACGACGAGGAGAACGCGCTGCCGATGGCTTCTGCTGCCGTGAGGATTTGGCTAAGTGGATTAGTGAGTGCTTGAAGTTCCTTGCCCAGCTCCTTTATGCGTTCAATTCCTCGCTGATCAGTAAGGCTCTTGAAGGACTCTTCTTCGCCAGTGAACGCACCAGGGAATACGCCGCCTACTACGCCACTGGTGAGCAGCCTGCCAGGGCCGCCAGCCGTAGGAGCAAAAGCCTGGGTAAGTGCATCCTTGATTTGTGTAGCTAAGGTTGCCTGCTTTTCTAGTTGTGCTGTTGTTTCTTTTGTGCTGTCGTAGTTGATTTGTTTGAGTTCTGCGTTGACAGTATCTAGGCGATTCTGTACAGCCTGGGCATCGAGGCCTTTCGCGCGAGCTTCAGCGAGTTTCTGCTGCAGAGAGGCTTTCTCCGACAGTAATACTTCTTCTGTAATATCTAGGGCAGCTGCTTTCTGCTTAAGTTTTAAGTCTTCAGCCAGAACTAGGTTATTCTGCTTATAGGCTCTTTGTATTTTTGCTTCATAGTCTAAGAGTGTCTCATATAGCTTGTCCTTAGCTGCGGCGTTGAACCGCCGGCCTAGTTGCGTAATGGTGCCGTCAAAATCGCTTTGAAGCTTGCGCATAAGCGATTCCTGGGCCTTAGCTGCTTTATCTGCAGACTTGTCTTCCGCAGGAGCAGCAAACTGGGTCAATCCAGTGAGGCCTCTTTCGGCTCCTTGGCGTTGCCGTTTAGCTATTTCAGCAAGACCTACCTCTGCATTTCTACGAGCGGCGTAAAGGTCTAAGCGTGCAGTTTTAATCCTTTGCTCCACTGCCGCTAGCTCTACTTGAGCGTTCTGCGCAATGTCGGGAGACAGGATATTCTTCGCCAAAGGTCTTAAGGCAGTCCACTCCTTGTTAAGAGCAGCCAGCTTCTCCTGTAAGGAGGAAACACGCATAAGTTGGCGGCTTGTTTCTCTATTAACTACGGCGTTAGACGCAGCAGTACCACCTATACCTGATAGCCACGATTCTCCAGTACGTTGCGTGGTAGAAGCCTTCAAGTCATCAGTAGCTTTCTTAAGTTTTTGTATCCAGTTATAAGTAGCTACAGCGCCAACAATAGCGACGGTAAGTGCAAGAGGAGCAGCCCAGGCGGTTGCAAGAGCAACAGTTGCTACCCGCAAGCTAGTAAGAGCCCCTGTTAGTAAACCGGTCTTAGCCGCGGTAACACCCATTACATCTCCAGTAAGTTTGACTGCACCGGCGGTTGTAGTAAGTGTTCCGGCTATGTTTAAGGCAGCAATACCAGTGGCAGCCGCTTTGAAAGTATTTATAGCTAGCGTAGCTGTACCCAGTGCAGCTGCAAACTCAAGTAAAGTCTTGAACGTAGCTGCGTTATCAGTAATTAGTTTCAGAGACGCGGCAAGCCCTTTAGCGGCACCCACTACTGCTGGAGTTATTTCCTTAACAAATGCTGCAAAAGCCACTTGTAAATCAGAACCAGTAGACTTTAACGCCTTTCCTACCTCTAAGCGCATTTCGTCGAACGCGATCTTTAGACGAGCCCCCGCTTCCTCGGAAGATCCCGCAACGGTGAGTGCGGTGCTGCTATAGCGATCTCGAACAGCGGTAAGGAACTTCATCAGATCATTAAGCCCGATCTGTCCCTGCTCAAGGGCTTTCTGTAATTCGGGGCCTGTTTTACCCGCCGCCTGTGCAAACAGCGTGAAGGTACCGGGTAGCCGTTCAGCGATTTGGTTAAGTTCCTCCGCGCTTACTTTACCCTTAGAAAAGACTTGAGTTAGGGCAAGAAGCGCCCCATCGACTTGCTCAGCGCCCCCACCAGTAGCTTTAACCGCTTCGCTCATTGCCCTAAAGGCAAAGGCGGAGTCTGTAACGGTACCGCCGGCACCCAACACAGCCGCACTCAGTCGGGTTATACCTTGCGTGGCTTCTTGTTGAGGGATGTTTAATTCGCGGGTAGCGGAAGCAGCTGCTTGTACCGCTTGGTCATAGGCTTGTTGGCTTCCGACGATGCCGCGTAGAGCGATTTGAAGTTTGCCGATTTGTGCGGCGTAGTCGGCGGTGCCTGCGATTTGCTGGCGGAACATACCCACTTGGGCACCAACGGCTGCACCGGCAAAAGCACCGCCGACCGTCCCCAGGCCAGGAATAGCGGAGCCGATAGCCGCACCGCCAACGCCGCCTAAGAAGCCTTCCGGGCCACCGAAGATGCCGCCGGAGATGGCCGCGCCGGCTGCTTGGACCGCTTGGCCTGCTGTAAGTCGACTACGGCGCTTGCGGTCGGCAATATCCATTTTCTCATCGAACTTATCTAATTCACGCTTAAACTGCTTGTCACTAGCCTCCATGACAAGCCTAGATTCCATGTTTAGGCCTTGCTCAACTTTATCTAAGAAAATTTGGTCATACTTAGCTT